TACTTGACCATATACTGGTGTTGGATTTTCTTGGCCACCCCATACGCTCACCGCATCAAAAGCATAACCTAAGTTATTTTGTTGAATGACAGTAATGTAATCTTCTTTTGTTACTGCACGTTTCTGTGCTGAATATGCCTTAGGTGCCTGAAACTTAATAGACTCAATTGTTTCTTTCACCGAGCCTGTTGTTGCAGCAGAGATTGGTGTAATAGATGTGTTTGAATAACCACCAACTGAACCCATCAATACAAAGTTATTGGCACCAGCCGCATCTGTTCCTGATGTAACAACATAAGAAACTATTACTATATTACCGTTGGTTAGTTGTTTACCGAGTATATTATCGCCAAAGTAAATATCATATGTACCATCTAAACTTTCTTGTAAGAAATATACAAGCGATGAACTGTTTAATGTAAGATAGTTTTCTGCTTTTGTGTAGATTTGATAAGAAGCACTTGCAGATGATTGTTGTACCAATACTTGTAAAGTTGTAGTATCCAGATTTGTTTCTGGTATATTAAACTTGTATTTTGGATTTGATGTAGAATTGACCGTGAACGATAATGTTGACGGAATACCCTGTTTGATACTTACAGAAGGAAATGTTGCTGTATTAGCAGAAACCGCAACTGTCGTTGAGTCGGTTGTAACAAAGTTATAGTTAATACCATCGATAGCCTCTGACATAAAAGTTGTAAACTTTGGAAGTGTCAATGATGCATCAGATACTTGATTCACAACAAATCTGATTGTGGCTGCTGGAGATAATGATGACTTTGGTATATAATTTAACAACTTGGCCTGAGAAACAACCGAACTTCTCTGAATCGCTGAGTCTAAGAACATTTCGTTAGCAACCATGTTCAAGTAATAGGCATTATATTGTGTATTGTAGGCCAAAACATCCAACAATGTAGAAAGCGCAGAACCTTCATAGTTATAGTCTTTTAGTGTATCTTGACCTTGTAAATAAGTTTTTAGATTGTTTTTAATTGTATTAAAATCTAAATCCGTCATCAGAATTTGTGAATTAGCACCAGCCATTTTATCTGTTTCTCTCTAAAAGAATTGTTGTTGTTGTTGGTAGCGTTGCGTTTTCTATGTAAAATGTTATGGAAACACTATATGAGTTTTTCTCTGGCAGCGAAGATACATTTACACTTTGTGGTGTAGCCCTAGGTTCATATGTTTTTATCATATTTGATATCATAATTTCCAATGTAGAAGCTACTGTTGGTGATATATTTTCGAATAACAGAGCGGTAATCTGAGAACCTAGGTCTGGATTGAATAAACGGTCATAGTTTTGAGTATTTAACAGATTCCTAATGGAACGAGAAACCGCCTGAGCGTCATAACTTAACGCAACATCAGCCGTCACAGGTTTCTTGGTGAAGGCGAAATCTATGTCGGAATATATCTTGTTTATGGTTGCCATCTTTTATTTATGAGTTAATCCTAGACTTCAGTTTGTCGGTACCAATATAATTATTTAATAGATACAACTCGGTTTGACCTGGATTCGAGAATTGTTTGAGTTGGTTATAATTTGATACAATTGTTTGTGAGTTGTAATAGAAGTTCACATCACCGTTTCTACGACTATTCATAAGATTTACTATAACATTTATATTATTAGCTATTGTTGATGTTTGATTTGATGTCAAATTACTTGAATATGTTATTACAGGTGGTTCTCCTCCATCCGAAGAAGAAGATATGCTGTTTGCAATTGTATTTGCATATGCAATTATTGTATTATATGAAGCATTTAAACTATTAGCTATTGTTAAACTGGTAAAAGACCCCATTATAGGAGCATTGTTTTGTATGTTGTCAGACTTAGTTACAATTAACATAACAACTTTGCTTATGCCAATTGCTAATTTATATGTTGGTAAAGTAGGATAATTTAAATCTGGGCCAGAAACACCAGACATTCTATTGGTGTGAGCGTAGAAATTATTGGCTGCCAAACTTAAAGCATTGGCTGATATTGATACATTAGCCAAATTTGCAATTTGTTGTATATTAGGAATGGAAATAATCGTATTGGCAACACTCCATATTTGTTGTGTTACATTACCAACAGGATTTTGAAAATAACCACCTGTATCATTATTTGAAACATCTTCAGTTTGCCATGTATTCAATAATGATGGCATAGCATTCATCGTGTATGCCACATCCGTGGAAAAAGGAGTTACAGAATTTGCTGTATTTGCTGCATCATAACCTAATCTAGCAAAAATACTCATTTTATATCCTTACGCCATTTCTATAGTGGATGTACCAGTCATACCACCACCATTCATAACTCCTAGGTGTGTATGTGTATCATATATTGTTGTGTTAACAACATCCGTCATCATAATAGCAAACATGTTTCCAAAATTACTAAGTGGTGAATTCATTGCAACCCCAGCATTCACAGCAATTCCAGCATTCATTGTACCAACACAAAGAATATTTCCTGGTACAGGAGGAGTAGGAAAACCTACTGATATACCACCGAGAGGTGTGGTAAAACCGCCTATGCCAGCTTTCATGCCGCCTGTTTCTGATGTATCAACTCGACCCTGTGAGTATATGTTTCCAGCATTTAAGTTGCCACGAATTCTGGAGTTTCCATCCATGTTTACGTTTGCTGCTTTAATCTGTAATCCACCTGAAGTGCCGCCGCCTGCAGTAATTGATGCACCAAGCTGAGATGTTACAGATGAATATCCTTCTACCACTTGTGTGTAACTTCCTTTGATGTGTTGAGTTACATCACCATCAATATTTTCAACTTTATTACCAGATATTTGCATGTTAACATCACCATAGACTGTGATATTCAATTTTTTGGCAAGATTTCCATCATCTACGCCGATTGAAATGTTATGGTCACCCAATGTAATATAGTAACCATCACCCCAAATCTTATGTACCTCATCACCATTCGGATGCATTTCTATGAATGTATTTGAACGGTGCATTACACGAATTCGTTCCCGTGTTTTTGTGTCATCAAATTCAATTAGATGACCCGAGTCTGTTAATCTTGTATGATTATATGGATTTACCGGTTGATAATCTGTATTGGCTGCTGATTCCGGTTCATTCCAGCCCCAAAATGCGTCAGGTTTGTTCATGCCCATTGTACCTTATTAGGATCAAAATTATTTGCTTCTACTGTTGCCATTATAGTATTTGCATTTCCATATGTATCAGAAACATATTGAATAACTGTATTACTATGGTCCAAATTTGAATCAGTGAATAAAGTTTTCAAATTATCAGGTATAGTTATCGAATTAAGTTCACTTTGTTGTTGACCAAGTAATTCATCAGCACTAGCTTGAATTGAACTCGCTAACGAATCTACTGTGGCACCAATTTGGCCAGGAATTGCTGCAACTTGAGCAGCGAATTGTTTTGCACCGTTCAAGAATCTTGTTATACAATCTTGTACGATTGCCAAAAATCTTGCTGGTAAACTTTGTAAATATGTAATGATATCATTAATGTTTTTAACCAAATAATATATAGTTGATGCAATTTCAACATATTCAGCAATATCTTTAATGAAGTCATTGATATCTTGTAAAATACCGGTTACTCTGGCATAAATTGTTGATACTGTTCCTGTTGGATCGAGACCTATTGCTTTTACTATTGCCTTAATTGCTGTTGAAATTGTATCATTTAATTTTTTAATCATCATAGCAATAAAGTTAGCAGCATTATTTTTACCATTTTTAATTGCTTGTGTTATGGCTGTAATTGGATTCAACAGTCCAGTCAAACCAATATCAAAATCAAGATTATATCTGAAATCACAGACATGTGATATATTTGTATTTGTTACTGAAATTCCAGTACCTGCAACTATACCTTGTGCTGATAGTGACCATGATGGACCTGTACTTTTTCCATCACCAGTAACATAAGATGGTTTTTCTGGTGCTTTTTTTATTTTTGTGCTTCGATTTGATGATTGTTGTGACGTAGGAGAAACAACATCATTTGGAATAGTATTATTTGGAACACTATAATCAAGTAATTCTTTTGGTATATTTTTATTGTTTTTTGGAATAAAGTTTAATACAACAGGTCTTTGAAAATCTCCTCCATCTTCAAAGTAACCCGCAACAATTGTTCCTACAGGCGGAACAGAAAATTCTATACCTAGAGCCAACTGTACCCAAGGTAATGTTTCTGTTGGTCTAGGTGTTGCAGGATACATGTGTGATGGTATAAACCATCTAACTTTACCTCGACCAAGGTTTGTTGGATCATCGACCGACTCTACTATACCATAAAATAATTTATCTGTTTCTTCATTAAACATTAATTTGTTCCTCCCGATTCTAATTGTTCCAAATAACTATCTTTTGCTAATTCCATATATGTTTGGTACATTCCATTTGATGGTTGTAAAACGTGTCGTACAGCATTTATTAAATATTTACCAGAATAAAATTTATCCGTTTCTCTTGTATCTCCATTTATAACCAAAGAATAGATATTCAAATTAATGGTCATGCCAACTGTTAAATTAGGATCACCCGGAACAGAAACTTTTAACAAGGTAAAATTAGATAACAACAATTGTGTTTTTCTATGTGGTATGTAATTTTCAACTGTGAAATCTTTGGGAATAGAACCAGGATTTTTTTCAATAATATCATTTCTGTTTGCTGAATCTGAATTTGTCACAGAAACTCTTGTAACACTCCTATGATTTTCACTTAATTTTTTTCCAAATAAAGTTACATCATTTATAACACCATATCCGTTAGATGGTTTATTTGCTTTGATATAATTCGAATAATTAAAAGTTACAAGATTACCTATACCGCTAACCGAATCAAATGTTATCAATTGATTTGCAAAAACACCAGAATTTATTGCTTCTAGAGCATTAAAACTTTTAACATATTCTAATTGAAGTATATCATGTGTTTTTAATTCTATATCTGTACCAACATTTTTTATATTATAATTATAATAATTATATGTATCTTTACTTCTTAATGTTCTTAAAGATTTAAAATTATAACCATTTTTATTTTCAAAAAATAACATGTCAGCACCAGCCAAAGGTTGAGAAGCCGACCTTGCTCTAACAGATAACCAATTTATTGCTGCAAAAGGACTTTTTGTTTCTATATTGAATTCATAAAGACCTTGTGTATTTTCAATATCAATTTTCTTATCTTTAATTTTTAAAAAATCTGTTAATATGTATTTTACATATTTGTGGATTTCTTCACCACCTTCGGGTCTAGCTCTTTGTACTTTAGATGATTCTGATTCCAAAAACTCTTTTGAACAAAAATGTAGTTTTACATATTCTTCTGTTAGATGGCCAGTTGTTTTTTTATCTATAGCATATATGATAAAATCACCAGAAATGTTTTCAGAAGTGTTTTCTTTGGCGCCACTCGTTCTACCAAAGTTAATTTTAATTTTACACAAATTCAATAACTGCCATCTTTGAACGATGGCTTGTGTGTCCCTTAGTGTTACATATCCTGATACTGTATCACCATATAAATCTTCAAAATAAGACAACTCAATCACCAATTCTTTAATTAAAAGAGGTTCTCCATTTGTTGGATAAACAGTTACTTCATCTATGGATACACTTTGTGCATTATATATTTTATTAACTGTCATGTTTAGACCATCAATCTCTTAAATTCAGATTCAAATTCATCAACATAATTTTGATTTAATAGTTTAATATTTCTTTTAGATTCATTCAATTCTAATTCATATGTGTAATAGTCAACAGCTCGGCCACTTGTTTTTACTGATACTGTTCCTGTTGGTAATATATATGTTGATGTGCTTGATACAAGACTATTGTATGTGTTCTGACTTATCACAATCATGTTTTTAGTTATTGTATTAGTTGACACATCAGTTTGTTCAACTATTTTTTCATAATGATGTACAGTTGAATATGGATTAAATGCTGTATACTTATCGACAATATATTTTTGAAAATTGTTTATACTTAGTGGCCAGTTCCATTGCGGATCAATCATTTGATTTGCAAACAGAACAATCCAATATCTATATGAATCATCATAATACTTATGTGCAACAATTTCTGGCGTATCACCTTCTTGTATGTCGTATGTATAATACAAAAGTGGACTTTTTAACACTTCTGGTATAATATTAGCACGAGCCAATAAATTTGTTAAAACTATGGCATTTCCATTATAGTCTGTCGATAATATTTTTGGTAATGTATTAAAATATTTCATTTTTAATAACCCTTTTCTATCATCTGTCTATCGATAAGTTCTATTTCTTGGAAACTTAAATCCATAGTAGTTTGTATAGGGTGGCCATCTTTATGTGCTGACCAGCCACTTGGTGCATAATTTATATCTACGGAAGTCAATACACAATCCGCTAATTGCAATATATTTTGATTTAAAAAAGCGGTGCCTTCACCTAAATTTGAATCAAGTTCATTACAAAATGTTACATTAATAATTCCTGGTGGTTTATAGAAAAAACCAGCACTAGAATCAAGAATTGTAGGTGCAGCATAAGTTCTAAATGTTTTTATAATTTTTTTAACTTGTTCAGCTTCTTGTGCGGATCTTGGTGTAAAAGTAAAAGACATATTAAATGTTCTAAAATGTATACCTTGAAACATTGCTTGAGCTTGAGGATTAAAAGCGTATCCTGCTTTGTTTAAAACCAATTTAAGTGCTTCATTGTTGAGTACACTTTGTATACCACTTGCAACTGCGCCTATACCAGGAACTGAAGTAGCCGCACCGAGAATGGAGATTTCACCATATTCAGCAGCTTGATTGAACACCAGTGTGTCTGGCATATACAAACTAACACTTGTTTTATAATCTTTTCGATTCTTTATGAAACCTCTAAATTTTGTTGCGGCTTCAGTCGTTGATTCAGCTGCATTTCCTACAAATTTGGTAACTGTATTTGCAACATTATTTGAATTAAATTTCGTTTCAATTGCATCAACGTTTTTTGCTCCAGCGGCAAGTGTATCTTTTATTCCATTTTTAACTTTAGTAACTACATCATCTGGAAGTCCAACAGACTGTGCATCGAAAAAATCAAACTGTACTCGGTGGCCGCCTTTAGAACGTCCGTGTAAGTCTGCTGGGTATTGTAATTTAATAAAGTCGTATTTGTTTACAGCCAATTTTTTTAAAGGACCAGTAATCTTTTGTTCAAACCATGAAGGTTGTGTTTCGTCTGCCATTTTTCTCTTTGTAAAAAAGTTATATATAGTATTTATGGCATATTCAGGAACATTTAGACCAAGAAATCCTCAGAAATACATTGGGGACCATACAAAAATCATATACCGCTCTTCTTGGGAGTGTAAGGTGATGAACTGGCTCGACAAAAATCCAAGTATTATATCTTGGGCTTCAGAAGAGGTTATCATTCCTTACAAGTCTCCAGTAGATGGTAGAGTGCATAGATACTTTCCAGATTTTGTCGTTAAGTCCCGTGGTAAAGATGGTTCAACCAAAACAATGATGATTGAGGTCAAACCAAAGAAACAAACAATGGAACCAGAAAAAAAGAAACGTGTGACCAAACAATACATCAATGAGGTGGTTACATGGGGAGTCAATCAGGCTAAATGGAAGGCTGCTACTGAATACTGCCTTGACCGTGGTTGGCAATTCATGTTAATGACAGAAGACCATCTAGGCCTCTAACTAAATAGTCCATGACTACAAAACCTTCAATACTCACTACATTATCTGAGCAAAAAGCCGAGCTCGCCTATCAAACAAATAGTCGAGAATCTTACAAGTGGCTTATGAAAAAGATAGGTACTCTGAGAAACCCAACAGCGGCGTCTGCTGTTATGAGCAAAGAAACCCATCGTTATGTGAGGCCAAACGACCGTCAAAAGTTTTTAATGGGTGGTTTATACTTTTTTGTGTATGATCCTAAAGGTAAGGCAGAATTACCATATTATGACAGATTTCCTCTGGTTATACCACTTAAAAGAACACCTGATGGTTTTATGGGTTTAAACTTACATTATTTACCACTTAGATATAGAATAATTTTTCTTCAAAAATTGTTACCATTTGCTATTTACAATGATGAAGATGAGATTAAGAGACTCCGAATCACGTATCCGATGTTGGATGCGTCATCCAAACTGAAAGAATTCAGGCCATGTATCAAACAGTACCTTTACAGCCATGTTAAGTCCAGGATTCTTTCCATAGAACATAATGAGTGGGATATTGCCACATTTTTGCCAATACACCAATTTAAGAAAGCCAAACCACAAGAGGTGTGGCAAGATTCAGTAAACGAAATAAGGAACTCATAATGGCCGGATCAATTAGTGCCTTTAAATCCAGTTTTAGAACAGACTTAGCAAGACCAAACAAGTTTGATGTTATCATTCCTGTACCATTTATTTTAATTGGTTCTCCAATAGTTGATAGTAGAAATTTAACTTATCGATGCGAAAATGCAGAATTACCTGGTAAAACAATTGCTACATTAGAACAAAAAACATATGGTCCAATTGAAAAGTTTCCATATCTTACCACTTATAATGATATTGATTTATCTTTCTATGTAGATGATGATATGAAACAAAAATATTTATTTGATGCTTGGTTTGGTTACATCAATACAAGTTCTACAAATAATCATCTATATAAAGATGAATATGCAACAACATTGACTATTAATCAATATAATGTATCCAATCAAAAAACATATTCTGTTGATTTGTTTGATGCATTTCCTATATCCATAAGTCAAATGGATTTAGATTGGAGTAGTTCGGATGCAGTACATAAAATGTCTGTTACATTTGCCTATACTTACTGGAAAAACAATTCGTTATTCAGTAATTTTTAATTATTAGAAGGAGTTATTATGGCTTTACCAAAAATTGATACACCAACGTATGAATTGATTTTACCATTATCTAAAAAGACTATAAAGTTTAGACCATTCTTGGTCAAAGAACAAAAAAATCTTATGATGGCA